AAAAGATCCGCAATTAAATATGTTGATGTTAGCCATTTAATTGTCTGTACGCCTATTTCTGTGAGAATAACAGCCAACCCTGCGATGGTTTTAGCTATGTCAAGAATAGATGGTCCTACTTGCTGAAATATGTCACGAATACCACTTATGATGCCAGCGATCGCGTTAAGCCCATCTCGAAGCGTCCCACTAGAAACAGTCCATTTAAGAAATTCCACTACCCCACGGGCCAAATCACCGACAAGACCAGCAAGTTCTCCAGCCAATCCTTTCATCGCATCCCAGGTTTGATTGACTAGATTTCTATTTTCTTCCAACCATGCCCCGGCCCGACCAAGCGCATTGACAAACCTTTCCCCAAAGTCTGTCACCGCCTTTACCAGATCATCAAACACATTCCCCATTGCAGTCACAATTGGTGTAAACGCTGGAGAAATAGTGACTGAACCAGCAACCCTATCAAGTTTCAAGAATTCCTGCTGGACCGAAATCATAAAGTCTTTCAAACGGTCCTGGGCCGGTTTGAACATTTGCCCAAAGGTCACTTGCAATGTTTCTTTGAGGTTAGAAAGCGCCACTTGCCACGTTTTCGCGAGCTCTCCACCCGCTGCAATAAACGTCTCTAACTTATTAAAGATATACTCAAAGAATTTATCGCCACCCTGGGCCTTCATGTTCCGAATCTCAGCGTTGGTAATCCCCAACGCACGAGACACGCGGGAGTGGATGTTAATAGTGCCTTCGAACAACGACCGAATTTCTTCGTTGAACTGCTCGGTGGGCATATTGAGGGCGGTCGCAGCCTGGACCACACCAATCGTCAAGACCCGAATTTGGTCCAGCGTCATCCCTGCTCGTGACCCGGCAGCAACCGCTTGCTGGAATGCCGTCACTAATTGCTGAGTCGTTGCGACCGTTTCGAGACCAGCAATCTGTAACAAGCGAACTTGCCGAGTAGATTCTTTCAAAGACAAGGTTACCGCTTGGGTCGCATCTGCCATACGGCCTTGACTACTTACAAAGTCGTAGTTCGCCGCCATGACAGAGGCCACACCTATCTTGGCAATTTCAATAACGGAGTTGAATTCAACGCCTGCACGAATAGCGCCGGTGATCCCTTGCCAAGCGGCAAAGAAGGAAGCGGCTTGGATGGCAAGTGACGCGAAGCTGAACCCGGTACTGGCTGCCGCACCGGTAAGGGAATGGAGACCTTTGTTGACCTTAGCAAATTCAGCAGATGCTAGATCAACTACACGAATCACAATAGCCAGTTGTCCGGCAGGACTACCCCCCATAAGTGCCATGAAAACCTCCGGCTATCGTTTTTGTTTAGCCTGATATTCTTCGTAAGTAGCCACTTCGTCTGATAAAATCCGTATGGCTTTGACATACCACATGGACTGATCGAACCACCCGCCAGCTACCGGAAGAATATTCCGCTGAAACAATCCATAGAGCTCCAACATAGTTGTAGTATCTTGCGTGACCAATGCCACCGGACACCGATATAAGTTTTCCCCATCAATCGTAAAAACAGGAACCGGAGCAGGTTCCTTACAACCACGTTCTACTTGCTGAGTGGGGGAACAGGCAGAACATTTATACTTGATTTCTCCTGTAAGAAAGCCCGCTCCGATTTTTAGTTTTTTACTTCGTCCTTGGTCGGTCGGGTCTGCTCCGTAATAGCGTTAGTCAATTCCCGCCGCCACTCGGGCCGGAGGTAGTCCCACCGTCGAACATCTTTCTTGTCAAAGGCGACCACCCCACCCGCTTCATTGAGCAAATTGTCCCATCCGACCAATCCCATATCCAGCACCTTGAGCACATGACTGCCACTGTTGATTTGCATAGTGCCTTCAGCGCCCAATTTGACCGTGGACATGCTGTCTTCAAGCTGTGCCAATTCTCGGGCACTCAGCACTTTGAGATGGAATACTGTCTGTTCTTCCACTGGCAGCTTGCGGTCCTCTTCCAACACGTAGTCAAACGCCCGAGATGGATCAATTGCTTTGGCCATGCAACACCTCCCTTTCTTGAGCTGTGGGGTGCTAAGAGCTACCCCCCTAGCACCCCACCAGTCCGAGTGAAAAAGAGGGGCATCGAAGCCCCTCGAACGGGGTGTTTCTACCCCGGTTGTTGGGTTTAGGTAATGGCGATGGACAGTTCGTCGTCGCCCGTATTCATGGCGCAGGCAAAGCCCAAGGTTCGCACACTGATGCCATTGCGATCCGCATCCGTCAACTCGCGGAACTGGGTCTTTGGGGCCGAGAGAGTCACGATGTTCCCAGCCGCTCCGGTCAGTGCCAACGACAGGGAACCCAAGGTGCCTGCCGTCCAGATGCCGTAGTAATCGGCATTGGCAACCAGATCCATTTCCGGATCCACCGTACCCTTGGGGTCACGCCCGGTAATCAACGCAGAAGTGATCCCCTGGGCATTATTGGCACACTGACGCAGGGCGATGGTATTGCCCATGTCCAGATCAAACGAAGTGTAGCAGGGGTTTTCCGTGTGGATCGTGAAGATGTTATTGCCCATCATGCCAATTGGCACAACAGACGAGAAGGTGATGGGGGTGGGAGTGACAGCGTCAGTGACCGTGTCCAACACGCCTTGGAAATCCATCTCCATCATAACCGGTTCGCCAATCTTACCAGAGAAGCGCACGTTCCCCCGCATGCCCTTCCCCTTGAAGCACACGCCGTCATCGTACACTGCCATTGTCAGACTGGGAATGGAGCTACTGGCCGGGAGGTAGGTCACTGATGTGGATGAAACGATGTTCTCTGCGAACCCACAGGCTCGCAGATACTTGCCCCAGTCTGGAGCTCCCCCAACCGTCCCGCTGCCCCGCAACTCAGTGCGGAACGTCACCTGGAATGGCCGCGTGCCATGGACCCCAGGCCCCCGTGACAAGGTACTCCGAACAAAGTCACGCTCAAACCAGTTGGCAGGCGTGACAATCTTCGGTTCGTACACCAGAATCCCACCATCGGCATTTGTCAGGGTTTCCCCTGTACCCTCAATCGCTTCAACCTTTGCCAGAACGCAGCGTTTCCGAATTAACATTGGAATCCTCCTCCTTCTTCTCGTGGGTTGTTATTTGAGGCTTGAAATACCGTTGCCGTTTTCGTTCCACAATAATTTGTTCTGGATTCTCCGCCACATGGTAATCTGGTTCTGGAGGTACAACCAACGTGCCATCGGGATTCAGTTCACGACCATATATGTCGTAGGTGTGACTTCCTCCATCACGAACGGTAAACGACTGCCGATGTTGCTCTGCCATTTTACGACTCCTGTCTGTGCCATAGCATACCACATGGCATTTTACCATTAAATGAGTTTCTTACCGATAAGCAAAAAACCATCCAAGCCACTTTTGCGCGGGGCCAGGAATGACCTCTACCTTGGTGAATCCGTTCATGAGTAACAACGTCTTCAAGGTATCAGCCGTATAGGCCACATGCCCATCTACTTTTGCACAATCAGGAATGAATGGTTTGTGGGCTTGTTCAGGCAGCACCTTCGCCATATTTGGCCCACCAATCTCATGATACTCCCCAACGATACTGTCCACCCAAAATAATTTATTGGAGGTCAACAGAATAGGCCACTCTGACCCTTCACAATCAATTTTTATCATGTGAACCCGTTCCAACCCGTAGCTGGTCACTTCTTCCAAGATGGTATCTAATGGTATAGTCGGTACTACCTGCCCCTGCGGTGGACCCCACAACACATTTCCCCCTCCAGTCCATTTCAGATCTTCTGACGGTTGAAATGTCAAAGTCTTTGGCCCTTTGCCGTCAGACCGCCAGACCGCTGCACGCCGAATAGCCGCCTTGCCTTCTAGCCGATAATTCCGCAAGTTGTACAACGCCGCTTCATAGTTCCCATGGTCCACTTCATATCCAAGCACCAATGACGCCCCAGATTGCAACGCCTTATACATGAATGACCCGCAGTGCGCTCCAACGTCTAATACGATACTATTTGCTGGTAACTGATCAGGAAGCCGGTACTCGTTATTAGTGACCACAGCCCGAAAATTTGCTTCATCTTCCGTTCCTGGTCGAAACATAAATGAATGAGGAGTCATGACCTGTCCTTTAGCGTTGTGGTTTCCAGATCAAAGTTCGCATATGCTCCCGACGTTCTACAGAATACTGTGCAGCAAATTCCTCAACAGCCTTTCGTGCCCCTGGCAGGAAAAACCAATCATCACACACAATGGCGGCATTCGGCTCTAGTCGATCCGTTTCAACCAACCATTGAAAGACTTGCCGATGGGATTCATACAGATCTGGGTCTAAATAGATCAAAATAAATTTGATCCCCAACGGGAACAACGGCATGGTGTCTGCGAAGCGGCCCACGATTGGCGTGATATTTGGGTAGTCCACAAACATTTCTGGGAACGGTACTCCTGGTGTAAATCCGCCAGGACACATCAAGCTGGGAGGATCTACGGCTGAATCAGCAGTAAAGTCTTCAGCCGGGAGGCCACAGAATGTATCAAACGCATAGACCGGTCGGCCATAACAGGCAAGCTGTCTGGTACTCCCCCCATCGAATACCCCAAATTCTGCAATAGACCCAGGCAACTGCATACGTTCTACCATCAGCTTGTCGAACACTGCTCTATGATCAGAAATTGGTCCCGGAAGTGTTTTCATGATTTACCTACAGGCTGTGATATACAAACTGGTATGACAGCGCGGCGTCCCAGTTATAGACAGCACCGTCATTCCCCGTTCCTCCAGTAATTGACGCAAATACTTACGGGTGAATCCCATCTTGTGGTACCCACCAGGATAATCCCCGACTCCATACACATGTTTCCCTAACTGCTCGTCTGACCACACTGGGTCTTTTCCTGTTTGCAGAATAAACCGAGCCAGGGCTTCTAGGTCTGGTGTTTCCAGATGCAGAATACCCCCAGGCTTGAGCAGACGAATCCAATCGTCTAACAGCCTACGGGTTTCATGCTGCCCAAAGTGCTCTAAGATTTCCAATGCCCATACTTCCTCAGCAGATTCCCACTCAAAATAATCTTCTACGTTAATTACGTCTCCACGCAAAAAGATAATTCCAGGTGGTGGAGTGAGATTTCGCCAATCAAAATTGATAACCCCATCTCCTTTCCAGTCTTCTCCACACCCTAGATTTATTCGTAGTAGTTTCATGGTCGCATGTCCTTTAAGGTAGCAAGCACTTGGTCTACTGTATCACTTCCAAAGCATGTTGAGTATTTTCGACTATGAGGGGCCTGGGGAAGTGTTTCCTGATGCTTCCACGGACAGGATGGTTTTTGATACTTATTTGCCAAACATGGGGTCGCACAGGCTTGAATACACCGAGCGGTTGGATAATACTTGGCGCGTTGACTTTTTCCATCTAAGAAGTTAAAGATTCCTACCACTGGCTTCCGCAGAATACCTGCCCAATGAAATGCAGATGAATCTACAGAAAACACCGCATCAGCCACTGCAATCGCGGCCCCCATTTGCCGAATAGTTAAATTCATCAATGTCTGCGGACCCAGGTCTTGATGATGGAGATAATAGACACTCCAATGCTGTGTGGCTTGCAGAGCCACATCTGCATGCCACGCATAACTCCGACTATCTGCTCCCGAAAAAGGTGCAATGAGTAACACAGGTTTTCGGGCCTTGGCAAAGCGACCTTTGGCTTCTTGAATTTCTTCTGGAGTCAGCACAATACACGTTCGGGGATTCTGCACTTTCAGGCCGATGAAGTGTGCCCAGATTTCTAACCGGTCTTTCCATTTCAACCCATAGTTGCCGTCATATGATCCATACCATTGTTGGAGGTATTCATAGGCGGCACAGCATTGAGAAATATCTTCTACTAAATCGTAGTCTTTCCACACAGTAGATTTTCTACAATGAGTGGCATTGGTGTTTGGAGCATAGTTTGCCCCAAGATCTGATTCATTGAGCCACCACTGCCGATTGGCAATAACCCCACTTCCATCAAACAACGATTGATAAAAACTTGGCACCGCGTAGTCCACATGAATTTCTGGAAATTGATCCTTGAGCATAGGAAACAATTGGGTTTGCACCAACACATCGCCCAAGCCACCCAAACGTCGTTCTAAGAGGAGTTTTTCACCGGGACGAAGATCATGGAGAGAAAATCGGAGCCGTGGTGGGTTGTAGGCAACTTCCTGTACTTTCCATTTCTGTTGACTAATCGCAGTTTCTTGATCTTTCGTATAAATTATGACCTGCGAACCAGATTGGTATGTCTTTGGTGGAACTGACAACACGTATCCATTCCGAACAAAAAATGCGCGTGGTTCTACCATTGTGTCTGTTTTAGTGAGCATCATGCAAGACACTCCACACTAGGAAACCGTATAGGGGTCACCTTCTACGGTCCGATAATGAACGGTAAAGATGGTGTGCGTAGCAGCGAGTACATCTATCGGAGTGTCAAGATAGATGCTGTGCTCTGAGAACAATGTATCAACAGCCAATCCCCCACGGGTCTTATCCGCAAGTAAGGCTACTTCTAAATCTGCTAGTAAGCCATTAACCTGCACACTCAGATCATCGTCCCCAGACCGAATCCACGCCTGAATGACAATAACCAATTCTTTGGTCATCAGCGGATTTGGTCCTTGAGTTAGCCGTTCTGGCATTTCAAAAATAAAAAGTGCTGGAAACTCTAGGTTTTCTAGTAACGGAGTGACACGGGTTCGCTCAACCTGTCTGACTGTGAAATTATACACATCTCCTTCTACGATAGTTCGTAGCGCGGCTTCTATATTCTGCAAAATGCGTTCGCGAACTGATTGTCTCACGGTCGTTGCCCCTTAAAATAATGCGGGGTCGGGAGTCGAACCCGCTGATTCCGGTGCATGAGCCGGTGAGCCGCCGTTGCTCCATCCCCGCATAGATTACGATTTTTGCAACATCGTTGCAAGCCGAGTATTTGCTGTACGTTCCAATAGCTCTACTTGACGTTGAGCAACTCCAAACATATCCACACGCGGAGGAACACTAACACTCTTTTTCAACACAAAAAGCGGCTGGATACCGCCATAGGTGCTTCCGGCTTGTGCCCCTCGCTGTCGAGCCAAGCGACCAAAGATGATCAGATTTCCCGCCCGTGAACGTTGAACGAAGGTATCTCCAAACACACTAGACCGTGGCCCTCCACGCAATGTACCCCCTGCGGTCAAGGCTTTCCCACCCATAATAGGAATGGGCAGATACTTTCCCTGTTTTGAATAGATATCATCTAATTGCCCACCTTTGCTCACAGTCCCGAGAACATGAGTTGGCGCGTACTTTGCCCCAGGGTCTACAAAGTGTACTTCACCTTCCAGTGTTTCTAGTGTGTTCCCGCGAACTCTGGATCGAAGTGACTCAATTAATTTCCCATGTCGTCGAGCAACACGAGTCGTGGTGGTGCCCCCTGTTAAATGAAAACTGATAAGATCAAGTCGAATGAGTTGTACCGTGGTTTGAAATAGTTTTCGCATGGCTCCCATTAGCTTAAAGGGAGCCTGTTGAAACATTTTCACTGTTTCTGCAATATCAATATTTACCTTAACGGTCAGTCGTTGATCAGCCACCGTCAGTCCCCCGCATTCCACCGTCGTTCAGCATACAAACTTGCCCGGACATCTGGGAGCAGTTCAATGGACGTGTAGGTCACGGTCCCACTGTCTGTATGACCTACCGCCGTAGTCCCCAAGGAATCACGACGTTGCCACAAGAATCGCAACTGAAGTTCAAAGGCCAACCGAATCGGATTGCTTCGGTCTAGCTGGAGGACCCCGGTTTTGTCTACTGGGTATCCTCCATTGTACATGACCTTGATGTTTCCCACTCCAGGCATCAAAGTATGCCCCGGCAGTAGGTAGAGCAACCCCGTGCTGTCTTCCACATAATACTCTGACGACGGGATCAGACTGTTACCAGCAAACGCTCTGGTCGTGTCGTCATACAAACGTATAGTTTGTGTATTGATGTTGGGGTACGCTCGCAGAGACAAGAAGGCCCGACCATTTCGGCCCCCATGAAAAATCTCTGTACGAACCGCATCCGTGCCGGTCAATTTATCCAGCGTGCGGTTCAGGACTTGGGCTATTCGACCAGAAAGCAATTGCACCATAATATCTAGGCGATTACTTTCTGTGTCTGTAACTTTCCCCATTAACTCCTTGGCATCCGCGAGCGATATAATGTACATTCCTCACTCCATTAGCGATACTGCATATCGTCATCTTTGAGCATCCGGTCTAATCCCGGACGTGTTTTACCGGCCCTTCCGGAAAGGGAGGGGCTTTTTGACAACTTTGGCTTTGATGGCTTTTTGGATGTCTTCTTTGATGTCTTCTGGCTCATCGTCCTCTTCTCCTGCAATTTGAGAATCCAACTGTGCATCCTGTTCTACATTGAGTATTGGTTTTGGTGTAGAGACAGACACAGGTTCGGGCATCGGTTCTGGAACAACAGGGACTGGTTGAAGTTTTACGATAACTTCTTCAACCTTCCAGCGTTGACTTTCTACCGCCTGCAACATTTCTTCGGTGGCCACGAGAACATCAGTTCCACCTTCGTAAATCGTCCCACCCAGATGCAGCGCATAACTCTGCCGAACTTTGAACTTGCGTGCCACCTTTAGTAATGTTGGCTTGAGCATACTCACACTACACCTCCCTTACAGTTCCTCAATGTCAAATGCAACCTTCCATACGTTGGGTGCCGCCTGTTCTGCCTTCAAGGAATCCCCGACCATCCGAACAGTATAGGTGACATTCGTCAAAGGGTGGGTCCAATCAAACGCAGTCGCCCCACCGTGAATAGTATCAAAGAACGAAAGCATTGTATTCTTTTGGGCCGTGGGTAATACATCCCAATGTAACTTGAATAACTGATGCTTTCGTTGCCAGCGAGATCGAGTTTGTATTATGCCATCTGGAGCCGATGACCGCAAGTTCGTCCGTTTCGTTTTTTCCTCCAAGGGATAATCTGGAGGATACAAATCTGACGGCCAAGTGTATTTAGGAATATTCAACGTTGGAGCCTCTCCACCAAACACATAACCTCCGTATGCAAAACTCTGGATAGTGGTTTTAGGCATCGCCGATGTTGGTCTATCTGTTGTGCCCCCTAATTTATAGCCTCCTGTTGGAGTGTGCTGATATTCTACAGCAGATAGTTCCACATTAGCACGGAGAAAGAAATGATGATCATCTGGATCATCTAATGCCGCCAAGTCGTCATACACATAAATTTGACTATTAGTGACTCGGCGTTGCGTAAACGACGACGTATCACCAGGGGCAATATGATAATATTCTAAGCCGGTACTACCTGGAAACGCCCCAGTGTCATAGGTGCAAGGTCGCCACGTTTTCCCCCCGTCATTAGAAAAGAAATGAATGGCCCCACCTACCCCATTTGCGGGGACACCATCTAGACCCATTAAGAAGTTCTGCGTAGGACCAACACTCAAACTGACTACCCACCCTCGCCCAGAAAACACTGGATTTGCTGGGTCATCACTTGGATCTATCTGGGTATGAACAGACTCACTGTAATCAGTCCAACCCTCCCCAAAATTTCCAGATCTCCACGCATACATATATGTGCGACCATCTGTTGCTGTCGGCACATACAGCGCATCTGCTTGTGTGTCCCCAGAAAGATCTATATCTTCTCGTTCTTGTGTACAGGCTTTAAACGAACCTACGAGAAACACATTCCATAAATTGTCGCTAGTAGCCGCAGCACTGAATCCAAAATACCCACCGGCTCCCCGCAAGCGATTTTCGGCAATACGATGATTTGCCCAAGTAGATATTGGTTTGTGTCCTACCCACGTGACCCCATTGTCCACACTTCGCCACACGGCTGGACGGCCCTCGCTACAACAGCATCCAATCATCACAATGTTGTTGACAAAAATTCCACTACAAGCATAGGTCTTTTCAAACACCGTTCCGGCACCATTCGGTGTCCCCACCACTAGGATAGGATCACTCCAGGTAGATCCATTGTCATATGAGTGATAACCAATGATAGAGTATTGATCACCTCCAGCCACATGATATTCCCCCGCCACAGGATAGAATTCACCGTATGCAATCAGGTGCCCGCTGCCTAGATTAATAAATCCATTAATCTTTGCCCAGGACTCTGTATCTGCTGGTGCATACCCTGTCGGGTACACGTCTTCGTAAGTCTCCCCATTATCAACACTCAATATAGCAAATTTTCCAATAGGATAACTTACTGACGGGGGTGTGGCGTGTGAAGTACACAGCAATCCCACAAGAATTCTATTTTCTACCGGAATAATCGTTGCGGTGGCTGCACTTCCTAACGCCACTTGAATTTCTGTGCCTTCTGTAAAGTTGATATTATTCGTGCTTTTCAATTGGCGGAGCACCACTCCATTTGCCGGAGGCGGAGCGTCACTTTGAATAATAGTTACTCGCAATTGATTCTGTGTAGTGATGGGACCAGTCACCAACACATCATTTGGGACCAAACTATCTAAGTCAGTAGACCGATACCATTTAATACCTTGCAGCACTTGAGCGTTCTGCGTTGTAGTCAAATACCCAGACACATAACCATGAATTGCGACATTAGAAACAAACTCAGCCTTTTCGTGCGTGGTAAATGCCGCCCCGGTTATTGTCAGCGATAGTGTTACTGACGTTGCAAAGAGTTTTTGTGTCGTTAAACTGTCTACACTGGCGGTCAGGGCCAAGGTGATTGACCCATACAACCCACTCTGTAACACCGCAGCCATGCTCGCGGTGACACTGGCCCTTACATAGATGTTGGCATCTGACAATGTCACATTCGGAGTCGTAATCGCCAGGGTCGCTTGGCCACCGATAATTGAGGCATCGAAGTACAGGGTTTCTACATCTACTGAAATCAAGCACGTACAGATCCCGTATATCGGGATGATGTTTAACCCTGGAGATTCTGCGTTGACGCTAAGTGTGATATTTGCATAAAGCGGAAAACGTTCATCGTCGGTCAACTGCATGTAACCTGGAACCACTGCACTGATACCTGGAGTTCCCGCCATAACCGGTCCAAAAGAATCTCCAGGAAGAATGGCGTCACGTAAATCAACCCAAGAATATGTTGATGTTCGGGCAGGATTCACTGGTTCTGTCGGAGTGGAGGCACTGTCCTTATCTTCTAGCTGTGTCCCACCGAACGGGACGATAGAATGCGCCGGATTGTCAATAACACTATAGTTATAAAACACTGGACCAAAAGTATTTCCTGGAACTAATATGTCACGTGCTGTAGGTATTGGTTCTGGTTCTACGTTATAGTCATCATCTTCATCAGTTACCTGTCCAAAATTTGGCACATTGATATCTATGCCAAATGCGTTAAACATGGTAGGGCTGTCAGAGTTCCCTCCAAGCAAGAAACTTCGAAAACTTCGCCAAGGGATTGTGGTAATACGAGAAGAATCAGTTGAAGGTACTGGCCTAGAAAAAGTACGAACACCCTCTAAATGTATGCCTCCTGGTAAAGTCAAACTGTTATTGTCTACCGCCTTACTATTTACTCCGACATCTTCATTAAAATAAAGTGCTTGATCACCAGGAATGACATATTCACGGTGTTCCAAATAGATGTTATTTTGAATATTTGTTAAAGACCAAAATCGTCGAGAGTATAGCTCAACCGGTGGGCCATCTTCTACGCTTGTCCCAGTGACTACTCCACTTGAGGTAGGATTTACTGACGAAAGATTGATTTCCGGTGAAAAGACACCGTTAAGCGGAAGGTAGTGAGTAGGTGTGCCAAATGAAAGTGGATGCCTTCCCTTGTGAAACGCTAAAACCTCGTTTGCTGTGAGTGTTCGAGGAATGACAGTAAATTCGGCGATTCTGGCATTTGCATTCTGTCCACCAGTTTCAATTTGTCCAATTTTCACAGGTCCATAACATCCGACGTTTAACCCACTAGCAGACCCAATGGATGTTCCATTTAAATAGACAGTTTGAGGGGTAGCGTATAATCCCAAAGTCAGTACAAAGCTATTCCATGCGTTTTGATTGAGTGTGTAATTCCCACTAGTGATAGTGACATGATTATTACCAAAATAATATTGTCCAACTTTGAGGCTATTGTCAGACGCCTTCCAAGCATGGTAATACCCTGCTGGATCTCCTCCGGTGTACCAAATTGGATGATCAACACCATCAGTTTGACTAAATAGTGGATACCACCAACAAAGTATTGAACCTGAAAAGCCTATACTTTGAAAAGTAATAAGATCTGATGTACTATTAAATAGTCGGGCCATGTCTTATTCCCAGATGATACAGGCTGACCATGTGGATACCACAGCCAAAGTCCAACCAGATGTTTCAAATACCAAATCCATAACCACTGTTTCTCCAACCACCAAGGTATCTCCATCTAATGTAACTTTGATTCGTTTGTACTGATCATTATCCCCACTGGCCCAGGTTAGCGTCTGGGTGCCTTCCGCTTGCAACGTAGCCACGTCTGGGGCCTCTTCAGGAGCAACGCTGGCCCACTTTGGGTTCACTTTGGCTGCGTTACTGGTCGCATTCGCCAAGGCCCAAAGGTCTAGTTTTCCAGTTCCATTTGGAAAAGCTGGAGGCATACGAAATCGTAATCGCCAAATAGAATCTCCATTCACAGACGCCATAACTCCCAGTCCTTCTTCATGCTTTGAATTTGACCCCGCTCCAACATGAATATTTGGAAAGACTTTACCCGCTGTTACCGCAACAGCAGAATAGGGAAAAATCGGTCCGCCAGCCATAATACTCTCCTTGCTAAGTTACCCTGATTTTCGGATCTATAAACACTGTGTAAGAGGCTTTTGCACATCGGACACGCGCAGTGACGACACCCTTGAGTTGAGGAGTTACACTGACCTCAAGCCTTTGTTTATTGACATTAGTAATACCGGTCGTGTACCATTCCGCCGTGCTGGTGTCCTGAGCGGTTCCAGTCAGTCCAGGACTACCTCGATCAGTACTCAAAGCTGCTAATGGCCAAGTAGCAGTAGTCAAAGTACAGACTTCCAACCAAATTTCTAAATTCGTTAAAGCAGTTGCACTGTCATGAAGGATTTCAATTGTCAAAGTTCTAGCCGACCCTATTTCATCAATCCAGGTCGCCATCCAAGGTGAAACAACGCCATCAAACCCAGCGGCATTGGCATTCGTAACCATTTTCCAGGCAATTGGCGTTGTCCCATCACTTGCCCCACCTGTTCGCACATAGGTCACTTCATCCATAAGAGTTCCACCACACTCACGTCTCCCCAACTTGTAGTTTTTCGTCCCGCTATCACAAAGTTCAACGGTAATCGCCCCCACGTTATTTTCTGGTGCATTCCCAGTAAAAAGTGTGACATTGGAATTTAGCTTACATCGAGAAATGGCCAGAGTATGCCCCCCCATATTTGTTGTGTCAATGAGATTCGATTCTACCAATGACAAATCCATTCCGGTAATTGTGTTCATACCGCCAAAAGAAGCCGAGTTAAAATGAAGAAGAGTAGTGGGAGCCGTTCCAAGAATACCGCCCCCCAAGATAGTATGAGATCCACCACCTAACCAAATATATTGTCCCGCATGAGTAAACTCAATAGTCGTGTTAATCAACAACACATCATTGGCGTTATACGAGGAAGAAATGTTCCCCAGGAGCACACTACATCCCGTAACCGCATAGGCGAGTTTTAGCGCACAAGTATCAAATATATTACGTGCGTATTGACTTGCCCCCAACACGAACCCTAGCGTCCCGGCGCTCGCACCATACCCCGCCTCAAATGTGACTCCATAATATCGGACACCAGAACAGCTCAGGGTTAGCGTTCCGATAGTTCGAAACTTAGCGCCAGCCGCCCTGCTCGTTGGTGGTTCATTGACGATATCAGAGGTACTAATCACGTTAGTCGGAACGACCATACTTCCCTGATTTGGCGCTCCACCCAACGTCATTGCTTCTGTGCAGTTCTCATCTATCGTATTATCTGCCCAAATAGAATCTCCCGCAGACCATATCGTCGCGGCGTTTGTCATTAAATATTCGATATAGAGTGTTGCATTAGCCCATGATGTTGGATTTCTAAGTGTCCACACCACACCATTATCGTTCACTGTCCCTGTTGTGGGCCAGGTTGGCTCTGTCGCACCGTGTGACGTGCCCCCGGTCGTACATTCGTACACGTACCGTCGCCGAGCGACGGTCGCATAGGCCCGACGGCAGACCACGCGATCTCCTGTCGTGTAGACTGTACCCGGTGCCCACTCTGCTCGACCAGTTCCGCCCATCGCACTTGGGGCTTTGATATACCAATGTGTCATTATCGTCTCCCTCTAACTTACAACAATCTTTGGATCAACATACACTGTATAGTTAGGTTTCGCAAAATAGACTTTGGCGGTCACAAAGCCTTTCATTTGAGGAGTGACCACAACAGATAATTTTTGTCTATTCGGGTTTGCCATCCCAACTGTGTACCAGGTCTCAGAACTAGAGGTCTGGGCCGTTCCTCCTAAAACTGGAACGCCTCTATCCGTTACTATCAACGCTTGCGGATAATTCGCGTTCGTGAGGACCACCGCTTCTAACCAAACCTCGTCATCTTTTAATGCAGTTACACTATCATGCAAAATTTCCACAGTCAAAGTTTTTTCTACTCCTGTCTCGTCAATCCAGGTCGCTATCTGTGGAGTTCGAAGTGCGAAGAAACAGTTATTTGCGGTGGATACCATTTTCCAAGCAATCGGAGTCGTTCCATCACTCGCTCCACCAGTACGGACACGAGCCGTCTCATCCACGACCGTTCCAGCAAAATCATAAACAGCCATTTTATAATTAGCAGTTCCTGCTGAACAAAGTTCTACAACAATATTTGCTCCACGTCTTGCAGAAACAAGAGTTCCCGTAAACGCATTTACAGATGAATTGAGTTTGCATCGAGATATTAAAAGTGATAAATCTTGCATGTTTGTTACGTTAATAAGATTTGTCGAAGCGTTAGAAAGATCTACTCCAATAATTGAAGTTGAACCCGAAAGATAGTGTACTACTCCATAAAACAACGATGTTGGAGGTACTCCAAGTATTGCTCCACCAAACATCGTGGATCTTCCTAGTTCAACAGCAATACCCTGCCCCGCGTGAGTAAACTCAATATCAGTATCAATGAGACGTGCTTCTCCTGGTGCGAAGTTGCTACTTGAATTCCCATAATACACATAGCATCCAGTCACCGCATACGCTAATTTGATTTTACAATTTTCCAAAGTAATTCCACTATACCAACCGTTATTACCATTGACTGTGTAAAAATGTGGAGTGCCACTGGTCGCACCATATCCAACCTCAAATATACATCCGTAAAAATGTAATGCTGAGGCAGCCGGTTCACAGTATGACGTAGATCGAAACTTAGCACCTACAGCCCGAGATGTTGGAGGCTCATGTGTCAGATCTGAAGTGCTTGTGATGTAAGTTGGAATAACATAATTCCCTTCATTGTAGTTTACATTCCCCAGAGACAGAATACCTGTTAGTTCAGTAACAAGACTATTGTCCACCCAAAAATAATCCCCTGCTGCCCAAGTCCAATCGGCTACTCCCATAATATAGTCCAAATAAATTGAAGCATTAATCCAAGTGATTGGTTGACGTGTCGTCCAGATCACCCCGTTATCATTCACCGTAGATGACGTAGGCCATACCGGCTCCGTACTCCCATGCGAAGTGCCTCCTGTCGTACATTCATAGACCCACCTTCGTCGTGTGGTACTCGCATACGTCCGACGGCACACCACGCGATCACCAACAGAATACACGGTACTCGGTGCCCATTCTGCTCGACCAGTTCCACCCATTGCACTTGGGGCTTTAATATACCAGTGTGTCATGACTCTTCCCTTTTAACTCGTAATAACAACCTTTGGATCAACATATATTGTGGAATTCACCTTTGCAAAAGCAACTCTAACAGTCACATAACCTTTGAGTTGTGGAGTTACATTTACTGATAATTGTTGTCTATTCGGGTTTGCCATCCCAACTGTGTACCAGGTCGCAGAACTAGAGGCTTGATTTATTCCACCAAACGTCGGAATTCCCTTATCTGTAGTCAGAGATGCTTGAGGAAAACTTGCGTCAGTAAGCGCCGTCACTTCAAGCCAAATCTCAGTATCTTTTAATGCAGTTACACTATCATGCAAAATTTCCACAGTCAAAGTTTTAGCTGACCCTACATCATCAATCCAAATTGCGATTTGTGGAGTCCGAAGTGCGAAGAAACAGTTATTTGCGTTGGATACCATTTTCCAGGCGATTGGCGTTGTCCCATCGCTCGCCCCGTCTACACGGATAAAAGTCTTTTCGTCTACAACCGTTCCAGCAAAATCATAAACAGCCATTTTATAATTAGCAGTTCCTGCTGAACAAAGTTCTACAACAATATTTGCTCCACGACGGCCTATATACGTTCCAGTAAACATATTTACAGATGAATTGAGTTTGCATCGAGATATTAAAACAGACAAACTGTACATGTTTGTTACATCAATAAGATTTGACGAAGCAGTAGAAAGATCTACTCCAACAACAGAAGCAAGTCCTCCGAAATAGTTGGTTGCTCCATAAAACACTGTTGTTGGGGAAGTCCCGATCACTGATCCACCAAGGATTTCAGATCTCCCATGATTAAATATAATACCCTGCCCTGCATGAGTAAACTCAATATCAGTGTTAATTAATTTTGTATCTGATGAATAATACACCGAAGACCCACACCCTAAATACACATAGCATCCAGTCACCGCATACGCTAATTTGATTTTACAATCTTCAAAAGTTATTCCGCTAAAATTATCAGCGTTGTTAGGAACTGTATAAAAGCGTGGAGTGCCACTGGTCGAACCATATCCAACCTCAAATATACATCCATAAAAATACATTCCTGAAGAACGTGGATCAAAATGTCCTGCGAATCGAAACTTAGCACCTACAGCCCGAGATGTTGGAGGCTCATGTGTCAGATCTGAAGTGCTTGTGATGTAGGTTGGAACAGTGTACGATCCAGGATTATAAGTCGTCTGTCCTATGTAAAGAGTACCACCATACTCAACCACAATACTACTATCCACCCAAAAACGATCTCCTGCTGCCCAAGTCGTTGTTGTAATACTCATGAAATAGTCAAGAAACAATGTGGCATTAGCCCAAGAAGTCGGTTCTCTAGTTGTCCACACCACACCATTATCATTTACCGTACCACTTACAGGCCACACCGGCTCAGTGGTCCCATGGCTTGTTCCCCCAGTCGTACATTCATAGACATACCGTCGCCGAGCGACGGTACCATATCCCCAACTGCATATTACTCGATCACCGATTGTATATGCAGTATTTACTGTCCACAGTGCTCGGCCAGTCCCTGTGCCTACAGGACTTGCAGCTTTGACATACCAATGTGCCATGAGCGTATCCTCTAATTTGTACTTGTCGCAGTAATCCGCGGGGCTATTGTGATCTCTGCTCCAGATGATCCAACAATCACAGGATTCCCCACATACCGCGCGGCCCAATAGACTTTACGACTGACCTTCCCTTCGACCCAATAACCATAGACTGATCCTACTGCACCTGTCAAATCAAAGGTTCGGTAATAACTCAGGGCTACAGATGGGGTCGGTTCACCCGCCGTAAAAGTCCAATCTACGTTTTTAGATATTGTAAACGGACCATAATTAAACCCATCTGGCTCTACAAAATTAGTTCGGGTAGTTAATTCATTAGGGTAATAGTCATTGATAAATAACCGAAGCCACAAATCTTCAGGTGAAGCAGTACCAAGCATCACTTGCTGAGCAATCACTTCCCCTTCATCGGGGACCACAAGCAAAGCATTGGCTCCACCTGGAAGGGGAGGGGCTGGCGGAACAAACGGTTCCGAATAAGCAGCCGGAGCTTTCCACCAACGATCACTATAAGCTTTGGTTGGTGGGTTAGGAAACCGAGTTGTCCCATACACGGCTCCTACTTTGCCTTGGGCAATTGCATCTATTTCTGGATCATGAATCCCCCACAAAGGAAAATGATGGGTAGTGCCGTAATGTGAGCCAGAATCAGAATCTAACAAGACAGGACTGGTGCCGCGCCCAAACGCAATATGATGATCTAAAGATAACGCCCGTCCATGAATGGCAAATTCCCCAATAGCACCAGCCGCAGAGGCTGTTCGTGCCGCATTATTTCCAATGGTGAATGAAAGGCCCGTAAAAGGATTCAATCCCCCACCGGATGTTGTCAGGACCACACCATTCAAACAAAACTTTGTCCCCCCACTTCCGCCAAAGGGGAACTGAATATAATTCCACGCATTGGTCAACAACGTATAGTTCGTGACCCGCATGTAGCCTTCACCAAAATAGTAGATTCCTCCGCCTATGGAATTATCGGCGAATTTGGCAAAGACGTATTTCCCGTAGTTAAAATGGACTGGACATTCAAACACATAATGATCCAACCCATCATTTTGATTAAATGTCGGCCACCACCAAAAGGACATACAGTTGTCGTAGAGGGTTTTAAACCCCACGGTGGGAAAGACAACCGCATCATTGCCTGTAAACAATCTGGCCATATTATTGCTCTACCACAACCATCGGCAACATCCATGTGGATGTTTTGGTCAACGTCCAGTTAGCTGGGATAAAACAAAGATCCAACAGTAATACACTTCCATCTACCAATGCCCCACCATCTAACGTAATTTTTGATTCCACATATTTATTCGCGTCACTGGCTCCCCAGGTTATAGTAGTCACACCTTCATCATACAATGCAACCGACGAGGGATCAGTCCCCATCGCTGCACAACCCCACTTAACTTGAACCTTGGCGACCTTGCTATTTTCATTGGCCAAGGCAACCAGACCAAGTTTCGGCGTGCCTGTAGGAATCGGCGCGAGTAGCCGATACCGCAATCGCCAAATAGCTCCTGCACTTGGCGCGAAGTGCAGAGAAATATTCCCCGCCATTTCGTACCCGACCCCAAGTCCATCATCATGTTTACTATACGCTCCAAGACCAACATGTACGTTGCCAAACGTATGGGGAGGAGACACGGGGACCGCCGACATAAACGCGCCTGCAATCGTTTGACTCATGATCTCACCTTACTCGCACGTTTGAACAACAGGAATAATGACCTTGTCGCCGGTTACGGTAACTGCGATTGGAGCCGTAAATCGTTCACACCAATATACCTTTCCGCTTACACTTCCTTCAATCCAGTACCCGTACACCATCCCCAACGCTCCAGTGAACGTAAAGGTCATAAACGCTGTTTCAGCCTTTGACGGATCCCCTGGAGTAAATGCCCATTCTGTTCCTTTAATCAAAGTAAAAGCTGCATACCCAAACCCATTGGCCTCTGTAAATGATGCCGCAGTGACCGCTTTCGTCGGGGTGAGATTATTGACAAACAATTTTAGATGGAGATCCTCAGCAACCTCTGCCCCAAGAATAAGTTTGAGGGCAATAACTTCACCTTCCGTTGGAACAACGATTGCCATAACCACGTCCTCCGTTACGGAACTGGAACAGGAAGTTTCTCGCGATTGAACACTTGAAACTCTACTTCATGGTTGCCCGCCTTGACCCCTTGTGCCCCATACGTCCACTGAATAAACAACACATGGGTTTCCAATTGTTTGGTCACATCTATGATTATGTTGTCCGCTGGAACCAACGTAATGGTCACAAGCCCTGTTCCACTTACGGTTCCCCGATCTGAGTTCAGAATACTTTTCTCTGTCACGGTATTGATAATTGCCGCATTTTCATTATTAAAGATTGTCAATTTGAGTGATACGATTGAAGAACTTGGCAGATTGGCTCCCGTCTCATCTACCAACTGGCCCGTATACCGAGCAGTTGTAAGTTCCGCGACAGGCGTTTTGAAAACTGTTCGCAACGGCATCTTATGCCCTCCATGTTTCTTGTGTCAACATCACCGCCTGAAGCGCTTCTACGGTCATGAGCGAAAACACCAGACTTTCTCTAATCAAAACACTCAACAGTAAATTAGAGTTGAGTAGTGTTGAATACGTGATTTCCCTATCCTGCAAATTAACCATCCAACCACTCCACGATAAACTGTGTGGTGGTCAACCGTTCTGGTGACACCAAAAACACCAGGTCTGGTATTCGGGCGTCGCCAAAAGTCCACAACCACACCGATTGCGGAAATGACACGAACGCTTTGGCATTGCTCCAGTTAGTGATGCTACTCCCAAGCATGGGACACCACTACTCAATCGTTTGAATCGTTAGAGGGACCGGAATCATTCCGGTAGCCGTCAACAAAATATAGATATCTGCTGCGTCGGTTTCCTGGGCAGTCAGGGAAATAGCGTACTGTTGATTGGTTTTGGCCACCACAGGATTGGTCAAGGTGGTAAACGCTCCCTGGTCCTTCGAGACCACCCCGGACACTACAAGCCCACTAGCCGTCAGCCCAACCGAAAGGGTCCGTACAAGTCCTCGACGGACCCCTAGACGGTAAGTATTTACCTGTCCAGTAACGTCCACAGTGCCCCCGGCAGCCGAATTATCCAACGTAAAGGCTCCCCGGCCCACAATGGTTCCACCAGTCACCGTACTGTCAATATCCAAATGACCAGAGATAAAATCAATAACGGCTTTATTGTCTCCAGTCAAATTGGCAATTTTGATGGGACCAGAAAAGTTCCGGACAACCAAATTGCGTCCAGATCCCCCCATATCTACCACAGGAACATCACTCATTGAGGCTTGGGCCGCCCCACTCACACAATCAATAAAGTAACTATCCATTGTCCCTGATAAAGCGATAGTCCCTCGGAGAATACAAGTGTAGAGATATCCTTCCAGATACACGAGATTTTCTACCGCACATTCTCGAAAGATAGAGTTCCCATCCAACACAGAATTGATGATATACGCCGTTCGCACTTCTGTGTTGACACATACCGCCCCAGTCTCGATAATTATGACTGTCAACGCAGGACTGCGACCTTCTAAAATCAAGTTCGAAACATTATCCCCGGTAGACAACACCAAGTTGCCAATAATCCCCAACGTATCAAACCCTTTGGACAACACGATGGTTCTGGCATTAGGAATATTGTTGACCGGGCGTTCTCGTGTGCCAATTGGATACTCTGTTCCTGGTTCTCCGTTAAGGACATCCACCCATACTCTGTTTTGATAGCTGGAATACTGTAAGGCGTCTTGCTCTTGCAGCGTGGCGCTCGCCGACGACACACGGTCTACGGTCACGAATGCCGTCGGCTGGCGCACGTCCATATCTACTCTATTAGCATCCACAGCTACCAAGTTCCCCCCACTGAGTGAGCACAGCACCCAGGACGGCCCAGGACGTGCCTGGAAGGCTATTTTGGCATTCAGCAAGGTAACGGTGAGACCAACTTTGGTCCCACCGCCCAGGTTTTCTTTTCCAGAGGCATCTACAATACTGTCATCGTCCATAGACGATACCAGGGATTCCATGGACCGCAGGGTGTCCAGTAAATCCTGCATCGTAATTTCAGTAGACGGAGCAGCCACAGTGATAATTCGTGGACTACTCGACCAGTCAACGCTTAGGTCGTTGCGAATCATAACGCCGCTCCACCTCAACTGCGAACGCCCGCAATTGCTCAGGCGTAAAGACCCCATGAAGCTCTATCCAGTTGGCGCGAGGGAGAATAGGACTCGCCGTCGCGCCATACTGGTCTGTCAGTGTGACTGCTTCATCAAAGGTCATGTTAGGTGGCCTGCGGGTCTGGCGTGAGAATCGGGCTGAAGGTCAACCCGGTCGTGCCAAACTGTGTGTCCTGCGTATAGGGCTTATATCCGTACTTCCGCACAACCGTTCGCACATCAAAGGTTGTGTTGTAGATGATGTTGGCGCTCAGTTCTGATGTAGCATCTGCTGTGACATCCAACAGGGGAGCGTACAACGACCCCGTCTGTCCAGAAGGACTTGGGGATACCCCACTGAACACCATGCCTGCAAAACTCGTATAAACGAACCGAGCATCTCCCACTCGTACGACACCCGCTTGTGGAACTTTATTGGCGTTAATCGTTGCAGTCACGGTGATGGAGTTTGCAGTGGTCGTGTTAATGGTGTACTGGTTCTTAACGATGACTCCACCGCTAATTTCGGCCACGTACACATTGCAGCCAGACAGGTTCACATGGTTCGCAGCCACCTTCTGATACGACGGAGGCAACTGCACGTCGCCATTGGCGTCAGTCAACTGGAAGGCCGCCGCCGCATAGTTCTCTACCCACACCCCACGCGCTCCGAAGAACGTGCCACCCGCGAAGGTGCCGAATGGTGCTTGCTTGGTATCTGTGTAGACCCCTTCGTTCGTAGACCGGTATTCCTCACCGGTATCAGCGTTGATTGTGGTAGCCGAGTTATGGCGACAGATGAATTTCAGGTATTGATACACCTGGGTCATCGTCCGACCCGCACAATCTATCACGACCTTGTATGGCTTGCCCCCTGCTCCATTGTTCAGGTCTTCGGTGGAATCACCAAACGTCAGCGTAATGTCATCATACCCACTGATGACTTCTATTTCACCCGCTGCGCCAAGTACGGCGGTCGTCCCGGTACTGGCCCCACCACGAGTCGTTCGCTCTTGTACCGTTTCTCCGGCTGCGGTGAACGGCAACCCTTCACCCATCACACAGTACAGGCGAGTATTCGGCGTGTCAATATACTGGATACGGGCCGTGGCGGCTGACGTTACCCCTGCCACATAGTTCCCCACATCAAAACCCGTTACCGTGTCCACATCCAGGTAGAAGTCACCAGTGTTCTGGTAGTTCAAATCTTGGAAGGTGTTCACGCCGACCGGGTTTCGACCACCGCCAGCCAAGTTGACATCATTGTGGTCGTACAACCCGTCCGAATCACGCGACATGACTCGCACGTTGCCCGAATCGATCAGGGAACCCCCGGTCTTGACATTCAACAGAATGTCAATGTTACCAACCCCCCACCATGGGGCGATTTCTGCGTCATTCTGAATGACGTAGATGAACGAAGATCGGTACTGATCACCAAGGGAATACAGGTTGGACCAGAGGTCGTTGCCGGTACTTGACTCAATAGATCCTCCCTTGAGGAACTTGTAATCCACGGTGGGTGCGCCGAAGGCCCACCCATTGATCCACTTGAAAACCGTCGGGGTGTCAGACTGGATGCAGTAGTCATCATCCATCTGGGCCTGGGCGGCAAACTCTGCCGCAAGCCATTGGAAAAACTCCAGCGCAGTGTAGACTGTCGTCCCAGAGGTATGCTGAACCGTTTTCGTCGCCCCATATGTGATGGTCCAGTCACTTGCGATGGGCATTGTCCTGCTCCTTTCTTACACTTGTTGAGGATCTATTGCCAAGGTGACATATACGGTGATGTTACTGGTACTAATATCCACCAATTGTTTGAATTGTTTGTACCCGTACTTTCGAACTCGCCACCGCGACCCATTGACCGTGCTCCCAGCATAACTTGTTGACGCAACGCCATCAGCCCCTGTTGTGGTATTCAAAATGAATGGTGATTGATCATTATTATCTATGTATGCAAACGCTCCATTTACAAACTGATTGTTTTCATCCTTCACAATCATTGTAAGTGTAACTGATGTTGGAAATGAAACGGTCCCAGTGTAGCCTGCGGCTTTCCGAATCGTAGGTGTAGAAGCACTCCCTGCCACTGTAATCGCTAAGTTTGCTGAACTCGTACAATTAATATAGATGACTTCATTACCAGATGAACCATCACTGGCAGCGTAGCCAGTTGCCGGACAATTCCACACCATTTCCCCATCACTGATGCTGGTCAATTCTACCGCATGTCCAGTCCCATCGGAGATGAACGAACAGGCGTTCAATTTATCAAGTTCAGTGGTCGTGACTGCAATTGTCCCAGACGCTTTGTCAAACAAACACCGATTAAATGCAGCCCCGGCGTTGGTCACCAATCCGCATCGGCGCCACGTAGAATCATCTACAGTCGCGTTCGACTGAAAGATGAAAGAGTCCATATCCGTAAACGTGCATTTGGCAATGTTGACATCTGCATTGGCGTGCATTTGAAAACGCCCTTTGGATAAGGTGCCCAAAGGTGCAAATGAAACACTCGTCCAATCTACACGGCTGGAAGCATGCCGTACTTCTAATCTATTAAAATCGGCGTAAGTCCGTGGGGTGTCATCAATAAAAATAACCCGGTTTTCATCACGAAAATCTACTGCGGTCGCATCTGTGCCAAATGACAGTAATCCCTTAAACAAGTACGAACCAAACTGATATTGAAAGATTCCCCACCGGGCTGAGTCTGCGTCATTCGCCGTGGCCATTCCTGCGAATGTCCCATACCCATTCGCCACATCCCCGAGTGTTACCTCTAATTTGGCACGACCATATCGAAGAGCATCCACACAATGCGGATTGCCTTTGCTCACTGCTTGCAAAAGATTTGGAGCAGAACAAAAGATACGATACGCCCCCGCGCCAGGGGAACCAATTGTTTCGTCAGCGGTATACGTGGGGTCAACGGCGATGTTACTGAACCCTCCATACGGATTCCGACCATAGTCAGACCCAACAGCATTCCACAACTTGACCGCTCCAGCAGCACTCCCGATTCCAAACCGAATACCACCGTTCGCCCAAGTCGCAATGGCTTTTGGAGCCTGCCAGTAAAGCCACACAGATGCTATGAATCCAGTGGTCCATGAGATGTTACTACCGAAGTCAAACTGCAAACCGACCGTAGCACCAGTCGCCGCACCGGTAGACTGTGAAACGCAATACGACTGTTGGATATAGGCACGGTCCTCTTGCGTCGCCGCACCGCCAGACGTCCGACCGGTCATTTCTGACCACCCGGTCGTGGCCTCACACAGACTTACCGTTTGTAAATCAGTTCCATATGCTGGAGCAGCCATTGTCTACTCGTTACGCGAAGGTGATTTGCAGCGCCCCTGCCCCAAACGCCGGAGCCGGATCCCCATTGTTGACCGTCTTGGGTGTGGTCAACGAACCTTTAAACAGCATGTCACCGCTAGTGGAAGCGGTCCAGGCACTGAAATGCGAAATGGTGCCCCAATCTCCACTTGGCGTCGGAAAGGTGATGGTGTTGACATTAGCAAAGACCCCATTCCCCGCCGCAGGAGCAGTCCACTGAGCATCTGCTTGTGCCACCTGCACTCGCCCGTAGTTATTCGTGCTTGGAACTTCATTGGCCCCAGGCGAGGCTTCTCCGGGATCCCCGGTATGCAAGGCAATGTAGACCGCTGCCGGTTTCCAGGCAGTCTGGGTCCGCAAGATCACATTGCCAAGCATTTCCTCAAGGTAATTAGTCATGGCACTCATGGATCATCTCTCCTTAGAAAAAAGAGCGGCTTACAAGAAAATTGCAAGCCGCTCTTGATCAATATTGAGCCCTCCTGGTTATACCAGAATGCCCTCTACTTTACACCGGCTCGATGTACGAGTCACCGAGAACCAGAACGGCACTGATCAACGCCTTGGGGCTAGACCCACCCGCCAGCGCCGGAGTGACCAACACCTTGACAAACCGCTCGTAACTCCGCAAGTCAATGTTGAGTTCTTGCTTGACCCCATTGGCAACAATCTGGGTAATAACCTCTCCGGTCACGTCGTTGAACTGCCCGTCGCTAGTCGCGCAATGCTGCATCTTGGCATTGACAGTGTAGCTGCTCGGCGAGCCAGTCGCCGCCCCGTTCTCCACGACCAACACAGCCGAGAAGAACCCCTTGCGATCAATCGCTGCACTGGTCTGCAACGAATCCGCCGCAATCGGCGCAACCGCCATCTGCACAGAAATCTTGGTTCCGACACCCACTCCAGACATTGCTGTCCTCCTTACCTGTGGGCTGAGGGGGATTTAGCCCCTCAGCCCACGCCAGATGTGAAGTTAATGGTGTGAGTTAGGCACCGATCACGCGAGCATCACTGCACAGGCAGAAGCTGGCCGCATGCCGCAGGCCAATGTCCACCCGCTGGATCGCCCGAATCCAAAGCTGATCGCTGCTGAACGCGCCGCCCGAGGCATCACCAGCCACGTTGCTGGCCGCGATTTCCAACCCCTGCCACATGCCAATCAGGAGCTCGTTCCAGTTGGCGAAATACACCTCGGAACAGTCGGCGCTGGTGCTCTTCGAGATGTTCACCGGAATCTGCGTGGTGGTCCCGAAATCGTACCCGAGCAGGTCGCGCAGCATGGCGTCACTCACGGTCGGCAGCACGATGTACGAACCACCCGCGTCACCAGAGAACTGTGCCACCTTCTGCCGCTTGAGCAGCCGCTTGACCTTGGGCGAGAACACATACCCGAGGGTGCCGCGCAGGGCATTGGCATCTTCCAGCTTGCCTTCCATGGCACTGGCATGATCCCAAGTGAACACCCCACCCGCATCACCGATGTCGTAAGTGGCAATGCTCGGGGTGTTGGCGATACCCAGCGGCACGTTCGGGCTACCCGCCCCACGCAACCCCGCCAGATCCACCGCAAGGCCCAGGGCCAACGCGATGTCACGCCGCACCATTGCCTCGGCCGAAGGATTGCTGAGCAGGGCCAGATCGTTGGACATCTTGACCAACGCGGCCACTTTCTTCGGCGCGAGAGACAACTGCCCGACAGTCAGGTCACTCGGGGTGATTGCTGCGTTCTCCCCAACCCAGTAGGCCGTGGCACCAGTCAACTGCCGAGGCCATGTCACCGGGCTGCCCACCAAGCCAGTCAACATCGTGGCACCCATCTTGATGATCACGGTGTTGGCACGGAACATCTCGATCAGACCGGTCATAGCTTCGGCAGGCACCAGATACCCAGCCGACCCAGTCCCCGTACCCATGGTCTTCTTCCGCATCTGATCAAAGACTTCCTTCTCAAACGCGGCATGTTCCCACTGACCAGTGCAAATGCCGTAGATCGCCTTGGTGAAGCTGAACTGCTCCTTGCCCGCCTCCACCCCCGGCAGACTGTAAGACTGCCCAAACACCTTGTCCTCAACCGCCTTCAGGCGGGTGCTGATGTCGGTCTGGCCGGTCTTCAGTCCATCCACATTGGCTGCCACATCCGAGATACCCTTGGTGATCCCATCCATCTTCTCAATCAACTCTTTCATCGGATTTTCCTCCATCGTGTGTTGTACGGTTATTTATCCAAGGTCGCCAACAGGCTCGTTGCAGACTGCGTAGCATCCAGGAGCAAAGCATACGGATTCATCTCTTGCGAAGAAGTTGTTGGTGCGCTTTGGGTACTTTGTACTGTACCAGCGACACCCAACTTTCGCAGGACCTGATCAACCTGTTGCTCAAACTCCTCGAGATTATCTGGATCCACGCCACGGGTCTTCTCAGGGGTACCGACAGGAACAACTGGTTCTTTGGGAATGGTTGGCTCAACCACGGTCTTTACAGTCACTGGAGCCGCTTCTTCCTCTTCCTCTTCATCTGCTGTTTCATCCATCAATTCCTGGCAGATGCTCATGATCTCTTGCAACTTCTCTTTGAGATCCTTGATGGTTTTGGCTTGCCGAACGACTTCTTTAACCGGGTCGGCTTCCACAACGACTGCTGGAATAACCGCCACTTCCACTATCGGCTCAGCAGAGGGGACTGTAGGAACAGCTTCCTCAGCCACGGGGGCAGGAATAGACTCTGGAGCAGCTTCCTCAACCACGGGGGCGGGAGTGGACTCGGTGACGAGAAGCTGTGTCGGAACGCTGACAGTGCGAGCTTCCACTCGCAACTCGCGGACCTTGGCTACGGCTTCTTTCCACCGTTCCACCACATCTCTGTCCTCATCCGGCAGTCCTTTGAGAGAGTTGAGAATTCGCTCACATTGCCCAGTCAACCACAGCATGTCCGCCTGTCGTAACCCGATAGCATCAAACCCATTTACGATCAATGCACTCGGATTGGCAGGCACGGTCACGGCGCTTAGTTCCAGGAGCTCTTGCTTTGTAAACTTAAAACCACCAGTCCAGTACTCTTTATCGCCTTCTTTTTCCATAATCGGCTCGTATGCCAAAGGCATGAAGCCAACCGAAACGGCGTTAAGCATACGAGGTTCACTCGTATACATCCGATAGACCGTTTCCGGCGTCGGCGTCGTGATTGGCCAGTCATCATAGTGGTTGCCCTTCTCGGCGAATTGCACATGATGAATCAATGCCTCTTTGTTCTTCTTGCTCGGGTGTGAACCGATAAACGTCTTAACGCTCCGACCAATGGGAAGACTGTGATGACTATGCCCCCACAAGAACACCGGATTCTTCTTGTACGCAGCATATTCCCACCCGTCGGTCATGACAATATCTTTATATCGGTCCCGGGTTTCATCACTCGCTACAAACTCCAGTGTCCGTTCTTTCGCCTCACCTACCCGCCGAATTTCTGCCGTCACAATACGGATCTGTTGCTCCCCACTTGGGAGCTCCGGCTTCGGCAACATGATTTCCATCACATCCTCCCTATTTGTAGTTTCTGACTTCTATCGTCATGTTACAGTCAAATGGTCAGTTTTCGCAAACAAAATCTTTAGGACGCGGCAACCGGTTCATCTCCTGTCGTGTCTACCTTCGGCACCGCGATCACAAAACATCGGCAATGAATCACTTCGGCAGCAGCCCCTTGCGGGTCTCCAGGATATCGGAGCCCATTGGGAAACCGGTCCCCTAACAACCGCACCACCCCATCGCAGGTCTTGTGGGTCAACCGTACCCGTTCATCATGGGCCGTCACCCATTGTCCTCCTTCGACATTTTCTGCCTGCATGGCGAAGTACCGCCCCGCGTTCACAGCGGAACTCATTTCAGTCCTCGAGATCCCCAGGGACCGTGCCTGGGTGAAGTTGTAGGTGTCCCGAATACGCTGCGCCATGGCTTCTACAGAATCACCCGTCGTCA